TGGACACGAATACGGCTGTAGCTGGTGCTCCGGTTGCATCTTCCACCGTTACGCTGGAATTGAAGATTGCTTCGCGGAACGCTGCACCAGTGGTATCAGTGCTGAATACGTAGTCCTCGACGCCGGTTCCGTCGTTCCAAAGATCGCTGGTAAACTTGCGATCGGTGACTGCTGCGTACGATGCAAGCATTACGCGGTTGTGTGCGTCCAAGTAACTTGGGCTGGAGCGCTCTAGCAGCTGGTAAGAAATGTCCGAGCCTGCTGCATAGGTTGCAAGGGTTGCGGTGCCTTTTTCAAGGTCAATGCGGACGGAGTTTACTTCGCCCTTTTCGCTTGCCTGTGCCTCGACAATATCAGTCAAACTGCCGTCAAAATATGGCCAGTTAATGTCCATGCCTGAGGTTCCAGCTGATTCTGGGCCACCAACACCTTGAATAACTCGACGTCCAAGGTCGATAATGCCTTTAACATCAAGTATCCAGTTTGGGGGCATTACTCCGGGGTTGTTTGCGGTCACCTGGTCGGCCAGTGCACGGGATTCGGTTTCACCGTTAGCAACTGCCTTTGAGTACTCACCAAATGAGCGGTATTTAGCAAGTGGGTGCTCTGCTGCTTCGCTAGTGAATACGCGGGCGTGAATTGTTCCTACTTCTTCCCGGAGGCTTTTCACGGCTTCGCGGGCTTCTTGATCGACCGAGACCTGCTCGGTCGAGTCCATGGTCTCGGACATTGTTTCTCCTTCTTCTTCTTCTTCTCGAATACTGCTTACTCCAGCGGTGGCGTAGGCAGGGTATGGGGTAAGCGATACTTCTAACAAGTTCGCTGCTGTATGCTGGATTGCGTCGCGGGCTTTACTCATAACAGACTTAAGCGGGTTAAAGCCGACCGATAAACCTTTAATCGTGTTAGTCCTGGCTAATACTGCCGCGTCGCGTCCTAGCGTGGTGTCGACAATATCAAAGTCAATGTAGAGGCCGTCTTCGCGGTTTTCCGCTCCGGTAATGATTCCGACCGGTTCACCGTGACGGTAGGCAAGAGGCTTGCCTATTACATTGTCCAAGTCGAATGATCCGGGCGCAAATGACTCGCGAACTCCACCGATCATGGTTTCGGTGCCGTAGGGGACTGCCATGCCGTGGCCGCTGCCTACGATGTCTCCCTGGCTGTCTTCGCGTTCTTGGAATACGACGGTGGATTCTGTGTTTAGTTGCTTCATTTAGATCACTCCTGGAGTCATGCTAAACACTCCCAAAGTCGGGAGGTCTAGCAGCATTTTTGCTTCGTCCTCGGTAAGGACTCCGAGGGGTAGTAGTTTAGTAATAAGGTCTGCGGTTTCGGTTGGGTTAGCGCGTAGGAATGCTGTCGTGTCAAACTTGATTGTACGGCCTCTAGGTGTGACGTCGGGCATGCTTAGTCGCTGCTCGAATAAGTGCATAATTGGGCGCAGGGCCGTGTCGAGCAGGTTTCTGTACAAGTCGACGCGGTTTGAGTAAACGAGGCTACTTCCGGGAACACCGGCCCCCACCCACACCGGGTCGAGGTTAGCCAAACGAGCGATAGCAATTGCGGCTAGGTTCTTGGCCTCAACGAGCTGTACATCTCTGGCGCTAAAACCCATAACCTGAGCGTCGATCGTGTTGTTAAGGTAAGCGGTTCCACGGTTCGCCCTGGCTTCCTCCCAAGCTGCTAGCAGCGCGTCCACCTGTTCGGCGGGTAAGTCTGGGCCCGAGTTTTTAAGAGCTACCGTGGGTATAGGTGTTTCGGAGTACATAAGGGTTGCTGCTTCGAGCGCTGCGGCTGTAGAAATGGCTGTTGCTCCGTTTGCGAGCCACCCACCTTCTCCTGATCCATAAAATTTAATGACGTCGCGGGTTGGTACTTGCCTGGCTAAATAGTAGAAAGGGTCGGCTGGTGGCTGATAGTTTTCGGCTATACCAACGAATACTGCTGGGGTGTCGATTACGTCCTCGACGCGCATAACCTCGATGCTGGACGGGAACCCGTCAAATGTGCGCTCTGTGACTAGCCAGTAGGCCCGGTCGTACATAAGTAGATCTGAAAGTGTGCGCTGGATTACTGAGGCGTACGGGTAGATCTTGGAGGGCATTTGTAGAAACGGGCGAATAACCACGGGCTCGTCGTAGCGGTACTCGCGTAGTGCAAAAGCGCTGATCGTGTGCGTATAGGTTTTGAGGGCGTCAACGAAAGCCGGTACCTGCATAGCCGTGGTACGAGTAGTTCTAGCTGCTAGTTGATTGGTTAGCAGTGCGTAGAGCCCGGCAGATTCACGAACGTGGGCGGTTGCGGGACTTTCGTCCATAGTCCGGGAAATAGACTCTTGGCCGCGCACGATCGCGAGGGCTCGGGGGAACACCATAGCGCCATACTAGGCCCATACCATGAAAAGGCCTGCCATTTTTGTATTTGCGTGTTTTATGCGTGTCGGCGTGTCGGCTTTTCGTCGGGTTCATCCCACCATGCCATAAGTGTTTGCATTACCCATGGCGGTCTTTCGTTTCGGCAACGCTCTATCAAAGTAGCCAATGGGGCTGACAGTTCGACGAAAACGGCTCCGTTTTTTTTGTAGATCATTCGTGAGCGTGTGCCGGGTTTCGAGTCTATGAGGTAGGTATTGGCTTTCCGTGCGTGGCCTACGGCGGCAGGTATTGCGGCTTTTCTCATAAGCCGGGCCGTATTGCGTATGGATAATGGGTAAGAATGGTGCTGTGTGTTTTCGGCTGCAATAGATAGGGCTATCCGGTCAAGGTCGATAACCATATCGCCGGGTTTGGCGTGTGCTTGAGCGTAGGTTGATTTGCCTGAGCATGGAGGCCCGGTAATAATAAATAAAGTCATGAGATTTTACGCCGGTATTTACTGGTGTAGATTGTTGCCACACTTCGAGGGGCTTTTGCTGCCTGGCTAACGGCAAACATTACGGCCCTAGCTGCATAGATTCCGTTGCGACCCATAGGGGCAGTAAGTACCCACCCGCCTTGCCTCATAGATATCTTAGAGTTAGCAAAATGCTCCTGTAATACTTGGGAGCCGTCGTGCCGTAATTGTTGGCGGCTAAATAGGTCTTGCAGTACTTGTGTGGCACTGACTGCCTCGCGTTGACCAACTAAGGTGTCGAACTTTTGGCGCAACCGGTCAACGTAGCCAGGAGTCACTTGCACATAGATTGACGGGTGCTCGGCTCTAATTTTTTCAAGCTGAGCGTCTACCTCGGCAATAGTCCTGTGTGTCGTGACCCTGATAACGATTAGCCCTTCGGCGTTGGGTGCGGCTATGGCTACAGCGTGACCCATACCGTCAAAGTCTGTCTCGACCGCTACACTCCACACGGCACTCTCGTCTAGTTTTGCTTCCGGGTCGAGAGTGCCATTCCACCATTTATCGAGTAACCAATGGTCGGATCGGATCACCCACTGATTGCAATACTGGCGGCGAAAGGCTGACTCCTCGATCCGGGCCCATTGCTCCGCAAGGAATACTTCACGCTTCGGGCTCCACTCTGGAGATCCCCATTTCCACGTCGACACTAGCTCTGGATCGGCTTCAGCTGGGGCTGACCATTCAAGCAGCAGTACGCTATCGGGCTCATCATCGTCAAGACGATCAAGGGCTCGCTGGCGATAAGACTGCATCAGATCGGATTGGGAATCACCAGCTGTAGATACCAGGTATATCTGTGGCTGTTCGCGCATCACCATTGTTGGGGCTATCGAGTCTGAAATAACGCTTTGGGGGATTTTCCACGCCTCATCACAGAAAACCATGCTCACGGAATAGCCAACACCCGCTGAGTCGTTAGCCGCATGAATAAGCCAACGGTCGCCACTAGGTAACTCAATGCCTGCCGATTCATTACCCCACTTAACCGCTTTCTTCCCGTAAACTTCAGTCGCCCAAAGACCAGCCGGCCTCATAACTTCCATAGCCGTAGAGCGCTTATTAGCCACATGGAGAATCGTCTGTGTCTCTCCGAATTGCTCGGCGTGATGTAGCCGCCACATACAGATTGCCCGAGACAGCCAAGACTTACCGCTTTGTCTCCCTACCGTAATAATCACGGCAGACCACACCAGGCGCTTATCGGCGTCATATTCCAGCGCCCGATTAAGAGCGTAACGTTGCCAAGGGAACAATTCCATGCCGTAAACGTCCTTAAGCCACTGTGCAGCTTCTTCCCCAAAAGACCCCACTACGGCGCTAGGCGGCCTAGTTTCTAATCTGGGCAATACGAACCCGTCCGGGTGAATTCGTGGCTCACCGAGCCTGTATTGGCCGTCCTCAGCCCCCTTGGGGGGAAGAAGGCG